TCGGCCTCGGCCTCGGCCTCTCTGATCGCGCGTTCGGTTGCGTATTCCCGCGCGTTGGCCGCGAGGATCTCAGCATCGAGTCGGCGCCAGTAATCGGCGATGAGATCGGCGAGATCATCAGCCGGTGGAGCGACCGGCTCGAAACGTGTCGCGTCGTTGGCGCGTCGTATCATCTCCAGCTCCTCGAGGAGTGACGCGGAGGTCGCAATCTTCGCGTAACGCTTCACGGTCAGCCTCGACAATCGACCGCGCTCAGTTCATCGGTCAGTCGCCAAGCACCGGTCAACGTGTCAGTCGGAACGCGACAGCAATCGGTCCAACCCTCTTCTCCTGCCAGGTGAGTGACGAGCACTCGAGTCGTGGCCGAAGGGACCATGACGTGAGCGCCGTTCGCGAGGCGGACCTTCGCGCGTTTCGAGGCGCGCGTGATGAACATCAGCGTGCCGATGCGACCGTCATCGAGGATGACGGTCGATCGGTCACGCGCGTCGGCGTATGTCGGCATCAGCAGGACGCCCATCCACAGAAGGTCCACTCCGTCGGTCCCGTACGAACGGCGACCGCTGGTCCCCACTTGCTGTCATAGGTGGCGTAGGCGTAATCAGCCTCAGTTCTTCCCATCATCTCGATGAGCTTCTCAGATGGTGCATCGTAAGACTCCTCGAGCGCCGCGACGAGATCAGCGCCGGTGCCGATTGATGTCGTGAACTCGAGGAACCCAGGTTTCTCAGCGATGGTGCCGGTGTAGCCGCCGTGGCCGCACTCCCAGTACGCCTCCTCCTTGGCCGTATGAAACGCTTCGGTCGCTGTGCGCCCGGTGGCGATGTGGATGAATGTTGTAGCGCCCATGATGGGTCTCCTTCGTGGTGGTTGATTAGGGGATCTCGTGCTTCCCGATGAAACCGGACTCGATAGCGTTGATGATCGTCTCGCGAACATTCTTGGCAACGAAGTCGTAACCGGGCAGTTCGCGGACGTCGAAGTCGATGCCCATGCCGTCGGACCAGTCGGGATCGGTGGTGAAGCAGTAGACGCGAGGGTTGTCGATGTCGTCGTTCTTGTAGGTGTACCACACAGTGACGTCGAGATGCTCGAGGAACACGGCGGGTTCGACCCACTCGGTGATGTACGGCATGTGGTGGTTCTCCTCAGTGGTGGTTGATTAGGGAATCTCGATCGGCTCGAGATGAGCCGGGTACTGCTGACCGAAAGTGACGGCGTAGAGATCACGACCGGCTGTCCAGTTTCCCTCGCCGTAGGAACGTGCGTCCCAGGTTCCGTCACTCGCGAATGTCATGCCGGTCTGCTCATACACGACTCGAGCGCGCAACAGGAGAGCGGTGACGACCGCGTCATACGGCCGGAGGCGTGTCTTCGTGAACTCGAACGCTGACCCGTCATCGAAGAGATCGGTGGTCTCCGCCACGGACGGCCAGTAGAAGTCTTCGCAGGCGTCAGGGCCGACGCCGTTTACCCGAATGTATCCTTCGGTGAAGTCAGCCTCGACCGGCGTGCCCGTGATCGCTGCGAGCTGCACGATACGCATCGCGTCGATTGCGAATCGTCCATACAGTTCAGGCGTCTCATTCTCCGGATGGCGATACCAATAGTGCGTGTATCCCATCACACACGCTCCCACTCGATGGCGAGGCCGTGCGCGCGGGCGCAGGTGGAGTGGCAGATGATCGATCCGTCGGATCCCTCCGGGTCGTACGCCTCGGCCTGTGCGATTCGGTTGGGGAATTCCTCCCCGCAGATCGCACACACGCCGTCGTCGCTCGAGTAGTAGATCGGCCTCATCGCTTCGCCTCCGTCGCTTCGTTGATTGCTTCGATCCAACGGTTGACCACGCTGGCCCTGATGGTTGTTCCGGAGACGACCCGGCGAAGCGGCCGTCGGCGTGTGCGTGGGAACGCTGAGGTGATCGTGGCGCCGGTCATGCTCTCACCTCGATCTGTGCCTCGGTGGTCATTCGGTCGGCGTGGACTCGGCAGGCAGCTCGGCGCTCCCCTGCCGGAGTCTCGATCAGGTCGACCGCGCGACGGTGGCAGACGCCGTAGTCGCATCTGGTGGCGGGACGAGTGGTGGTCATGGTGGTAGTTCTTTCTGTGGTGGTGGTTGTCAGATCAGACCGAAGCGCAGCGCTCCGGCGAACAGCATGGGACTCGCCGCCATGATGGCGACGAATCCCAGGAGGATGATGTCTCGAGGATTCACTGAACACGCTCCCGATGTTGAGCGCGTCGCACGATCGGGCGACACCTGGTCGATGGGAAGGACTGAAACGACCGATGACCGTTCGGATTCTTGTCTCCGCCCCACACCGTGACCGAGTCGCACTCGGAACGGTAGGAACGGAACCAGTAGATTCCTCGAACTCCGGAGACGATGATCTCGGTCTTCGGCTCGACGCTGGCCCACTCGACGTTCATCGGGCCACCTCCACCGGGAAGTTGCGGACGAGGACGGGGTTGCCGGTACCGAAGTCCAGCGCCGACCCGTCGGTGAAGGTGACGTTGACGATGTCGGACATGAGACCCTTCGTGATGTCGACGGTGCGGATCGTCTTCACGTCGGTGCGACCGCCGTAGTACGGGATGGCGATCTCGAACCCGGACTGGAGTTCTCGTGCTGCGATCATCTCGGTGGTGGTGGTGTTCATGGCGACTCCTAGTCGCTAGGTACTTCGTCGGCCTTTCCGACAGAACGTAGTTTACTCCTACCCCTCCCCCCTGTCAAGCCTTTAGGAGAAAGTTTCTCGAGTCGTCTGCGATTCCTGATGCCCCTCAGCTACTGAAGGGAGGAACGCAACTGCCAAGCCCACTTCATGTGCGCGTCGATCCTCTCGGCGAGGAAGTTGGCGATGCCCTGTTGATCGGCTTCGCCGGTGGCCAGCGCGAACGCCTCGCGAAGTGTCGTGATGATCATCTCGGTCGCGGCGAGGAGATCGGCTGTCATGGCAGCAGGTAGCGGCATGACGGATCCTTGATCTGAGATTGAACGGAGCGCCATCAGCTCTGGAAGCCGGAACGGCGCGACGCCGTTGAGCTTACGAATGTTCTCTGCGATCGGATCGATGCTCTCGAACGTGTCGGTGTAGATGCTCTCGAACAAGGCGTGATACTCCGCGAAGTCGGAGCCGATCACGTTCCAGTGATACCCGTGTGCGCGTAGATACAGACTCACGGCGTCGGCGAGCAGACGACGGAGGCTCGAGATCAACGCCTGGTTCGCATCATCGGTCACTGTCGGAACATCAGCCTTGGCGATTCGAGCGCGTTGCGCGACCGGCTGTTCCCCATCACTCTTCTGCACGAACATCTCAGACTCCTTCAGTCTCGAGGTCTACGGCGACGCGCTGGCCGCGACCGCCCATCGAATACCCGCGGATCTTGCCGTCCAAGACAAGAGTCCATGCCCACGGTTCCCAGATCACGCCCATGAAGACGGTTCCCGGTGGGAACTCCTGTTCAGTCTCGACTCCATCGGCTGACATCATCGGCACATTGACGGCGTATGGCCAAGTGAGCGCCTCGACCCACTCGCCCGCCTTCACGGTCGTATCGTGTTGCAGCATGATCGAGCGATCTCCAGCTCGCACATAGTCCCACAGGGCGATCTGTAGTTCGTTCGCGTCTGTCCACTCGCCGTGCGCGTCGTACGAATCGGGCACATACCAAGGACCGAGCGTGTACCGCTGATCGTCGGCCTTCGAAAACACCGAGGAGATCACGCTGACATCACGCCGGTCACGTCGGCTCGATCCCATCGGGACATCAACGTGAACGGATCCGACATCCGGGCCATCCTTCTCGAGGCTCGACAGCACGGACCGGGTCCACGACACAGCCGGATCACCGCCCCAAGCGGCCCAAGCGACACGACCCGGTGACGGGTAACCCAGTTCACCAGGAGAGAAACCCTCACCCTTCTTATCAACTTCATGGCGCGCGAGGTAGCTGGCCATGCGCCGGATGACATCAAGCGATACCGCTCGACCGGCGGCGAGCGCTGACGCTCGAGCGCGACCGGTGTCGGTGAATCCGTCACCCGCCTCGCCTTCAGCCAGCCAGTCGAGCGCCCGCTGTGCCTCCGCCTTGACGCCGTCCGGGGGAGTGAACGTGTCGGCCTTGAGGACCATCGGGACATCTTGATCCGGATGCAGTTGCACCCAAGCATCGCGAACTCGCGCCTTCACTGCGGGAAGATCGGAAGCCGGGATGGCCACGCGATTGCCGCGGAAACCTCCGGGGCTGAGAGCAGCAAGAGCCGCGCCAACCTGACGAACGGTCTCGCGGTCGGCGTTCGTCTCCCACAGGCGGAGCTTCCAGGTCGACGGTCGTTCCGCATCGGGAACGTATGCGAACGCGGCGGCTGGGAACTCTTCACCATTCTCGGTCTTCATCGCCGCCTTGGAGAATCGTTCCACCTGAGCGAGGCGCGCTCGAGCCTCGGCCTCGGTGGGATAGCAACCGAAGTCCGCGCTGCCATCCGCAGATGTCACACAGAAACCCTCAGGTCGCTCGACGATGGACTTGGCCACCGCCTTCCGCAGAGCGTCAGGAATCACGTTCAGTTTGCACAGACCGTCAGCCATGATGTCTCCCGCGACCCAGTCACAGCAGCCCATCTCGGGGCAGTACGCGACACAGTTCGAGCAGGCGTAGCCGTCTGCCACGAAGGGAGACTCGTCCATGTAGTGGGCGTCTCGCTGAGACCATTGCCCTAGCGCGTCCTCAATCATGCAGTAGGCCTCCGCCAAGGAGGCAGATCTCAGCGTCAACTCCCCCAACGGCCACTCGTCTTCCGGCATCTCGCTCGGCATTCCCAGGTCGTAGCCGGTCATCGAGCCGTAGTCCTTGGTCATTCGACCGGCGCACATCACGCCATCGCTCGGTGCGCCACCGCCACACACGCGACAGCGAACTACGCCTTTGCGCGTAGCGTAGACGGAGGCCACGAACTCATGCGGTGCGCGTGCCGCTGCGCGCTTACGATTGCGACTGATTGTCGCATCTTCCGCCTGGAAGGAGAGCGCTTTGCCGAAGACGGCACGGAGCCGTTCGAGCAGACCAGCGAGGCCGGTCGGTTCGTCTTCCTCGACTTCCTCGGTGGCCTCTTCCCACTCGCCCTCGATCCACTCGTCTTCATCTTCGTCCTCCGACTCGAGTGGCAGGATGACGATCTGATATGCGCCGTCCTTGGAGATGAGGCCGATATCAGCACTCGTGACGCCGGTGGTGGCCAAGTCGTCAAGACCGGCGATCAGCTCGGGCGTAGCGATCTGAATAGTACGCAGCGTGTCAATCGGGACAGCGCGCAGAATATCGAGCAGTTCGGTCATCGGGCCTCCGGGGATTCTGCCAGAGTCTAGGGCATCGCGGAGATTCCGCTAGGGGCGATGCGCCGGGACTTTCAACCCTTGAAGCAGAATCGATCGATGTTTCTCGAACAGAACCCGCAATGATTCCGGCAACTGCTCGATGTACTCGAATGTCGGAGCGATGGTGGCGGCCGCCGAGCGAGCTGCGAGGCCTTCGTCGAGTGTCAGTTCGTCGACATACGACAGCAGACGACCGAGGAGTCGCGAGGCGTCGGGATTCACGCAGACATCACCGCCATCCCTCGATTCAGTAGAACCGTGTAGATCTCATTGTCGCGTGGGAACGGCACCGTGATCGCGTCATATCCCATCAGGCCAGCGAGACGACCAGGGTTCGAGACAAGATTGATCACGTCCTTCAGCCTACCATGAGCGTCCCAGTCGCCGCGTGCGGCCGCAGCATCCATCATGTCGGCCACATGGCGGAACGCCTCGTTGACGTGTGCCTCCATCGCTTCATAGGTGATGCTCTTGATGTCCTGCGAGAAGATCATCGGCATGACATTCGATTCACTGCCGCGAGCGTACTCGAGTGCCGTACTTCGCACGTCGGTCGTATATGAACCGTTGCCGTATACCCCGGTTCCAGGGAAGAGATCACTCGTCTTGAACTGATCAACGTGAGTCGCTTCCTCGACCCCTCGATAGTTCACGGTCTGACCGGCTTGCACCAACTCATCGAATCGTTCCGGACTCACTATCTGCGGGAGCGCGTCATAGCCCAGGTGATTCCAGAGGAGAGAGTCTGTCGCCTGCTCGAACGAGCCGCTCGACTTGGCCGCCATCCAGTCTGAGAGAGTGTCAACGCCGACCGCGTCAATTGCAGCGGCGGGATCATCGAAGACGGCGGACGTTACGGGTTCCTCCGATGTCGTCTCACTTTCGGCGGGCGGAGTGATGTCCTCAACCGACATTGCCGGCAACGTATCCGTTGCAGGAGTCGTGTTCTCAGGTCTCTCGGTTGGTTCACCATCGGGCACAAGAACAGCGGTGCAGCGGCAGTTCGGATGGGCCGGAGGCATATCGTCGCCGCTCGAGAAGACATCATCGAGCCAGACCTGCTCGGCGTCGTATCCCTCGCATTCGTCGCACGCGTCCGCCTCCGCGATCCACTCCTTGGTCGTTGTAGTCGGATCGATCAGCCCGGCATCAACCGCCTGCGCCCAGGCGGTCGCTCGTCCTTCATTGGCCGCTCGGATGACTTCCGTCCGCGCGATCATCTGACAACGCTTGTCGATTAGGCGCTCGCGATACGCGTCCGCGAGAGTCTGCGCTCGATCTTGAGCGTCGGCGATCGGCATTCCACCGGCCACGAAGCTCGTGAGCGAGGACTGATAACGATTCTCCACCGCGTTCGCCCATCGCGGGAAGAGACCGACCTGGCGATCAATCATCCCAGCGATCTCACGCGGATTCGTTTGATTCACGAAGGCGCTGGTGATGACGCCTCGTACATCGTCTTTGACCGCCTGCGAGAAGGTGACCACCATCTCTCCAGCGCGACTCGCAGCGTATTCGATCGCTCGAGGATCGGTGACGTTGAATGCCATGTGACCGATGACATCACCGAGCGCCTTTGCCTCGCCCTTTCCCGAAGCGGCCAACTGCTGCTCCAACGGGAGGCGCATCGTCGAAAGCGTCTGCCCGAACTTGCCCCAATCGAGGTTCGCCACGGCTGTAGCAGCGTTGTTCGCGGACAAGGCGTTCATCATTGACTGACCGAAAGCGCCAGCGCGCAGCTCTTCAAGTGCTGTGCCGATGATGTCAGCAATCTTGGACTCGTTCGGCAGGAGATCCTCGTGCTCGAGCAGGAACTTCCCCGCTAGAGGATTCACCTCACCGGCCTTCCTGATCGGAAGACCGTAGATGTTTCTCATGCCTCAGGGGTGAGGCCCGGAACATTCGCCGGCATCGGCGCGAGATGATCGGCGGGCGGAAGACCACCGAGATCGCGCAGCCAGTCCTCGAGTCCTTCGTCGGGAACGATCGCGCCGGATTGAGTCAACTTCGAGATGAAGTCCGCGATGCCGGGCAGATCGATCGCACCGATGTCCGAGTAGGTCAATGTGGGACAACGAGTCACGTCCATGCCGTTCAGGCGCAACAGGCGCGGGAAGGCGTGATCATTGAAGACGTCAGCGATCGACTTCGCCCAGGCCTCGATTGCTGTCGCGAAGAGATCGACCTTCGTTGTTCCGAGCGCGAACGAGCCGACGTTCTCGTGACCGAGCAGGATGAAGTCGGCGAGAACGGTCATCGCGATTCGTTGGTCATATCGGCTGACAACCTTGTCGGTATCGAACTGACGCTGGCCACCTGACGATAGCAGTTCAAGTTTGAACTGGACGTTCCCACTCTCGTCGTACGCGAGCGGGAAGACGACGCCTTCCTGTTCGTTACGTTTGATTCCCTGCACGATCTCGGTGACGGCCGCAAGCGCCGCCTTCTGCGCCTCGGTGCTGTTGCTGTTCAGGAGCGCCGGTGGAACATAGGCGATCGGCAGACCGGCCAGGTCGCGCTCGATGCCGACCGCCTCGAACTCCTCGATGCGACGCTTGTAATACCAAGGACGGAACGCGTTGCGGAGGATCGAGCGACCCTCCGGATTGTTCTTCGCGGTGGTCGTACGGAACAGCAACGCCTTCTCTATGGGGATCGTCGCGTTGCGCCCGGTGGACGGATCCCATTGAATCATCGCTTCGATGCCGCCATCGTCCCCGAATACCCACTGCCAGCGCGTCAGCTGATCGCGGAAAGCGATCTTGCGCCAACCGATCTTGCCATCGGTGTACTTCGATCGTTTCGTCGGATCCGTTTGTTCAGGGCCGATGCGACGCTTGTAGACGAGTTCATGGAATGAGAATCCGTAGACCAACATCGAGAGGATGCCTTGAATCAACGAGGACCACGATTCATTCAAGTCATTCCGACAGGAGTCCACGAACTCCGCCACCGCCAGATCCTCCGGCGTCGGCCGATCTCCGTGATCAGCGTATGGATCGACGCGCCAATCCACCTTCAGGAGCAGTCGCTCGATCGCGAAGAGGAGAGCGCCAATGACGGGATCATTGTCAGACATCTCTCGCCACGCGTTGACGGCGTTCGTACCTCGCAGAGCATTGAGCCGGTCGTCAATGACGAAACCGCCCGTACGGCGTAGACCGGTCGTACCGAGTTCTTGATAGTTGTCATCCTTGGCCATGAGGTCTCCGAATCGCGCGTGATGCCGTCTCAAGAGTAGCCCCTCGATCCATCATGGACTCGATGCGCCTTCGTTCATCGGCCGTATGACCGCCCCACACTCCGAACGGTTCTTCGAGATGCTCGGTCAGGCAACGCTGGCGTACTGGACATTGGGAGCAGACGGCTCGCGCCTGGTCGGCGGTCTCTCGAGTGAAGAAGACATCGAGCGCGATACCTTCGGAACGGCATCTCGCTCCGATCCACCAACCCGGAGCTGCGGCCCACGGCCATCTCACTCTCCGATGCCCTGTTCGGAGACGATGTACGCGAGCATACGCAACGCCTCGAATTCATCGAATCCGCCTTCGATCAGAGCGAGATAGACCTCGTGAAGGGCAACGGCTGCTTCGACGAGCGGCGAGAGATCGCCGTCATCTCCCTCATCAGACTCCTCAGTTTCGAGTTCGTCGTCCATCGCTGAGATCGTAGTCCACACGATGAGCCA